TTCGTGCCCTCCTTTTTTTTATCTTTGTAAAAACTAAAGAGATGTGCATTGAATCACTACTCGGATTGAGAGGCTGCGAATCACCAGAGCCATCGACTGGACTCTATATCGATGACCTCGGAATCAATCAAACATTCTTAGGGCAACTTATCACGGACCAATACAACAACGGCGTTGAGCTGTTCGAAGATAAGCGTGCCTTTGCATGGCGCAAGATATCATCTGATGTGCTGACTAAACTCAGCCCGATGATGAAGAGCGACACTGTGATTGAGAACAAGCGCGTTGGACAAGTTGTGTCCAATTACTCCAATGTGCAGACTGCTCTGGGTGCAGGGAATTATGGTGGCATCAGGTTAAAGATTGACCCGAACACGGTGTCATATTTGAACTTCTACCTCGCAGATGTTAACCTGGCAATTGCATCTTCCAATGTGAACGTGCCGGTGTTGATCTTCGACATGACCACAGGCAAGTTGATTCAATCGCTCACTTATGTGGAGGGCGCACTCGACCAGTTCATCGGCAAGACACTCACCTCAGCAAAGCGGAAGCTCGACATTGCGATTGTGTATGAGTCAACCATGAACACTGTGAAGTTCACGCCAAAGAGAGGAGTTTGCACAAGCTGCGGAGGCGGTCCAAAAGAATCGCATATCTGCCCTTTCGTGGATGCGATAGGCATTGAACTCACTACCGATGGCACGAATGTGCTGACCAGTACCAGCTCTAAGTACACCACAGGCATGAGCTTGACATATAGCATTAACTGCGACCGCCAAGGATGGATGTGCTCAATAGGTGGGCTGATGGCCTTACCGCTTGCATATGCCACTGCTGTTGAGATTTACAACTATGCACTCACAGTGAGCCCGAATCAAAGGGTGAATACAACCGTGATTGTGAATCGTGGGTCTAAGCCCTTTGCCACTGCCGATGCTTTTGAGGGTATTGTGGCCGCACGTGACATCGCATCTACACGCTACGGCGAAGAGCTTGGAGCGATGTTGCAGAACATGCGCCTGCCTGATGACACGCATTGCTGGGATTGCAAGCGCAACATGAAGTACGTCACAGCACTTCCATAACATGCCGACACCTGCGCAGATACAAAAGAATCTTGATGCACTTTATGAGGGCTTTCTAAATGACTTTGGGCCTTTATATGATGCAGTTACGGACTTAAAAAGGATAATGTTTAAGCGGATTTTTGGCACTGGCTCATCAGGTGGCAGCAATACGGCAGGACAAAAACTTCCGACAAAACCATATAGCACCACACCTATTTATGTTTCATCTCGAAGTCTTGCTAATGCGCCAAGCAAGTACAAGGTAGGCAAACGTGGCGAGCCAATTGAATCGCTATACTTTCCAGGTGGATATGCGGAGCTGAAAAAAGGAACATCTCGCAAGCTTCCGCTGGAGTTGACTGGTAGGCTAAAGGGTGGTTTTCAAGATACCGAAATACTTGCGCAAGGTTTAAGTTCAGGCATTCTTTTACCTGAATCTGAATCAGGAAAAATAGCAGGACTTGAAAATCGCTATGGTATTATTTTCGAACCAACGCCTGAAGAACAAGGTAAATTCCTCGAAGATCATGCACAGCTATTAGTTGAGCAAATCATAAAAGCAATGAACAAATCATGAATCTACTTTCTACCATACTTGATAGACTCAACCAACGCATTGAAGTCGGCAATATCTTCGACAAGATATACGGCCTCAGCGAGCTTGTAGGCGAAGGCAATGACAAAGCGTGGGCCTTTTACATTGGCAATGGTCAAGCCGTTCCTGTGACCGACTTTGATGCGAAGCAGGGCACATTGTTCTGGGCAAAGCGTGGAAAGATAACAGTGGCCAAGAATGACTCTTTGAGATTGGCCGGATGCAAGTCTATCTATGAGACTAAGTTCAGCATGACCGCTTACGCAATGGTCCGAAAATCGCATTTGCCTTGCGATTCTGCTGATGCGCAGGATTGGGTAGCATCGAGGGTGCTGAGGTTAATCAGCGGAACGGATCCGCAATTCAAGACCGCCATTGGTGTCATCGCTTATGAGGTTGTGCCCAATGGATACCAGAATGAGATTCGGTACTTGCCGGTTAATTATGAGTGGGCTGCTGTGGCAATTGATGTGGATGTGAATGTAAGCACCTCAAGTGAGGACGGCTGCTATGATACTTGCGCAACTGGTGACATTCCACTCCCAGACTTTGAGCCATGCACGCCATGTCTTACCGAGGTTGCTGTGGATGGCATTACAATAGTCGGAAATGGCACACCAGAAGATCCGTTGATTGCTATTGGTGGTGGTCCAGGTGGTAGTTTAACCGTGCGCGATGAGGGCACTATTGTGGCTTCAGGTGTTGTGAATATGAACTTTCGTGGCGGTGCTGTGAATGCGAATAGTAGTACACCCGGCTCAGTTAATATCGATGTTCAAGAAGTGCAATTGACGGAAGGCACTGGCATTGATATAACTGGAACGTATCCAAACTTCACAATTGCTAATACGCTGCCCGACCAGACGGTAGTGCTTACTGAAGGCACTGGCATAGATATAACTGGAACGTATCCAAACTTCACAATTGCTGCAACAGGCGGAACGGGAACGGTAACATCGGTTGCTGCAACAGTACCAAACCCGACAAACCCTGCATTCAGCGTTAACGTACCTAACCCAAACAGTACGCCAAGCATTGACATAACTGCCAACGGAGTAGTGAGCCAGTACGTGCGTGGCGATGGTTCTTTAGCTAACTTCCCATTGGGCGGTGGCGGTGGGGCATCGGTTAACTATTACCTCAACGGCTCGATAAGTCAAGGCACGATTGGTGGCAATGATTACTTTCAAATGAGCCGCGTGCCAGTGCTTGGACCGGGTACGAACTTCACACGCACAAACGCGCAGGGCAATGGCTACATCGCGCAATTTATAACCGATGCAGGCGACCCAAACCTTTTGGCAATCCCTTCAGGCAATTGGAACTTCGAGACCTACTTCAATGCTTCGAGTGGCGGTGGCAATCCGAGCTTTTACATGGAGCTTTACAAGTACGATGGCGCAACCTTTACGCTCATATCTTCAGGCTCTACAAACCCCGAAGCCATTACAGGCGGCACGGTAGTCGATTTGTATGTAAGTGCGCTTGCAGTACCTTCGACTGTATTGCTTGCAACTGACAGGCTCGCAGTGCGCATTTTCGTAACCACATCGGGGCGAACCATTACGCTGCACACTGAGGACAACAACCTCTGCCAAGTAATCACAACTTTCACCACAGGGCTAAACGCATTGAATGGCTTAACGGCGCAAGTGCAAAACTTCGCAACGGGTACAAGCGGCACGGATTTCGGCATCAGCTCGGCAAGCAGCACGCATACTTTCAATCTACCAACTGCCAGCGCAAGCAATCGAGGTGCATTAAGCACAGCGGATTGGAGTTTATTCAACGGCAAGTTTGACACACCAAGCGGTACGACAGCGCAGTATGTGAGAGGCGATGGAACGCTTGCAACCTTTCCAACAGTGCCGCTGATTTATAAAGACCTAAACAATCAAACGGCAGTAACAGGAAATACCAACAATAACAAAGTTGTGAGCGTTCTGATTCCTGCCAACACGATAATAGTAGGAAACATTATCGAATTCAAAACAAGGTTAGGGAAGACGGGAGGGGCTGGTATTTCCACGCTGCGAGTATATGCCAACACAGCCGATTCAATTGTAAGCCCTGCACCAACGTTGTTACTTACAACTGCGTTATCTTCAATTGGACAAACCTATATGGGTAATGACAGAACTGCAATAGTAAAGAGCGCAACCAATACGCAAACAGCACAAGCCAACGCGTCAATTCCAACTGATGCGGCGATAGGTATTGCATCATTAACCAATTCGAATATTGATTGGACGGTTAACCAGTATATCATTTTCGCAATTCAGAACGGCGCGAATGGGGATTCGACTGTTCTATCATACTATCAAATCGAAATCAAATGACAAACGTAAACATCACATCCACAAACATCGAGTTCACCTCAACGGGCTTGCCGTGGCTTAGTCTAATCGAGCCGCGCTGGGAGGCTGTGGATGAAACATCCTTTCACGTAATAACTGAGCAGGGCGTGTACTGCATCACAGTAACAGAACACAAACTAAATGCGCAAAAGTTTAAGAGTTCAAAAGATGCGTTAGAGTATCTAAATAATTTCTAACTTTGTAAAAACTAACCAACTATGGCAGGCGTTAAAGTAACCGATTTAACCGCGTTAGGCACGGCAGCAGCAGACGATATACTATACATCGTAGATACAACCGCTGACCAATCTAAAAAGATTGAGGTGCAAGATATCTATTCAGGTATGCCGCAGTTTAGTAGTGGTAACTACACGCCAACAATAAGCGGAGCGAATGATTGCGTCCCTACGGTATTGCGTGCGCTTTATAGTCGTGTAGATAACATTGTAACGATGACTATTTACTTTGATGTTCAATTAGACATTGGGTTCGCAACAGGAAGCTTCAATATTAGTCCACCAGTTGGTTCAGATTTCGCAAATGCTCGCGATGCTTTTGGTGTTATAACGCCAATTTCAAACCCGTTTTCTGAATTAATTAGCACAGTAGTTGCAGCCGATACTGCTTCAAATCAAATTACCATCGTGGTTGAGGTTTCAGCTACAGGGGCATCAATAACCGTAGTTGCCAACATCCAATACATCATTCTCTAAATGCGCAGCACCTCGCTTCTCGGTCTGAACCTGATTAAGAAGTACGAGGGCTTGCGGCTTAGTTCATACCTTTGCCCTGCTGGAGTGCCAACGATAGGCTACGGCTCGACACGCTATCCGAACGGCAAAAAGATTCTGCTGGGTGAAAAGCTCGCAAGCGAAAAGGAAGCAACGCAATTGCTACTCGCCACGCTTTCGCCCTATGAGGATGCGGTAAATAAGCACCTACCGAATTTGAATCAATGCCAGTTCGATGCGTTGGTGGCATTCAGCTACAACGTTGGAACGGGGGCTTTGATAAAATCCACATTGCTAAAGAAAGCTAAAGCAAACGCAGCCGACCCTTCGATACTGGATGAGTTCCTGAAGTGGAACAAGGCAGGCGGCAAAGTGCTTACAGGGCTAACCAATCGCAGGCGCGAAGAGGCGAATCTGTATTTCTCACTTTGTAATTTCTGAGCCACTATTGCTCCAACGTTCGGTATGCTTTCGCGTAATTTAAACCATGCGAAAACGTGCTACCAAACCAAGGCGAATCATTGACATCATTGTAAAGCATTGGCGTAGCACAATCGGAAGTCTTATGATATTAGTTTCAATCTTTCTACTAATCTTTAAAGTCATATCCACCGAAACACTTGCGGCAATTGTAGCAACTCTAATCGCCGCAGGATACATACCAAAAGCCAAAGACGATGCAGCAAGTTCGTAGGGATACAATAAAGACCGTGCGCCATAACAAGGTGAACATCGACACCATGAGCTGGGAGGCGGCTAATGCAGATACAAGCTTCGCCCAGGCTAAGCGCGAAAGCTTCGAGGCTGTCATGGCACAACCGAAAGCAAAGCCCGAAATAGTTTTGACCGCATTCGACACTATTCAGCCCTGCGATGTATCTTTGTTAGCAGCCCCAACGTACTACACCGCGAAACCTCAGCCCGTAAGAAATACCCAAGATTTGGAGATGCCTATGAACTACGATATACTTTTAAACGGCATTGTGTTCAGCTTCACTCTGTGGATGTCGGCAAAGTACCTTATGACATGCGGTGCTGCATGGTCAAATCTTTTGCAGGACTTACGTAAAGAATTAGCCTAAAAGTTCAATCCTTGCCTTATCTTTGCGATATGGCAAGCCTGCACATCCTTGAGTCGAGCATCGACCTCTTCTATGTGATCACCGATAAGGATGGCAATATCGTCACCTCCAATGATTTGTTCAAAGAATACAGCAGCCATATTAAGCCTGGCAACATATTGGACATTGCGGCCAATGATTCCGATCGGGACGAGTTGCTAAGTGCAATCAGGAAGTCGCAGAAAAAAGCACCGGACCCGATTCGCGCTTATGCCAAGACAAAGCAGAAGATGGCTTCTGAGCGTTACAATATGTGGAATATTTATTCCATTGTTGACATGCTGCACTTCATCGGGATTCAACTTGTCGATGTTACTTCCATAAGCAACCATGAGCATGAACGCCAGAAGATCCTTCTGGAAGAGTTCCGCTTCATGCTTTCTCACGAACTTCGCCAGCCATTGACTTCAATCGGAGGCTTGGTGAAGATGATGATTGAGCACGAAAGCGCAACGGATCAGGAGCGCAATGATGTGATGAAGATGCTTGCAAATAGCGTTGATAAGCTTGATGATGTCATCCGGCTATTAGTTAAGAAAGCAACCAGGCAAATATGAACAACCTACCGGCTACCGATTGCGAATGCGATGAGCGACTTGTAAAGGTGCTGGCTGTTTATATTGCAGAAAAAGCTATGCCACTGAAGGTGGCGGCTGATATCTTGCTCAATGAATTGCGCAATAAGGATGAGTATTTAAAACGACTTAACGAATTAATACAATGCACCAGAGCAACATCAGCACACTGAGCCTATTGGCAATCTGCTTATTCATTTTGCTTCTGCTATTGCGCACATGCGGTGCATTGAGTGAATCGGAAAGCAATGCCATGTATCTTGATTCGCTGAACTCGGAGTATACTGTGCGAATTGCAAGAGACAGTTCCAGAATCCACAGCCAAGCCGTCCAGCTCGCGGAGGCTGGCACCAAGCTGCGAGCCTTGCAGCTGCGTGAGCCTGAAGTGGTGGTAAGATACCAGACGCGGACAAAGGTGGTGACGCAAGTCGAGCTTGGCGAGACCGTGTACATCGACAGCTTTCCGCACTTGCGCCTGCCAAGGTCATTCAGCCGAGAGGGGAAGTTCCTTCAGATAGGTGGCTCAATAAACCGCTTAGGAAGGCTTCAAATCGATTCTATTATTATTCCGGTAAGTTATACCGTTGCAATTGGAGATACGCTGCGTAAGGGCTTCTTTTCGCGTAAGCGTGACAAGGTGGTTCGCCTTGGAATAGATAATCCATACGTAAGCGTCACAGGAATGCACAACGTGATTGTGGCCCAGCCTCCGAAAAAGTGGTATGAGACTCAAGTTGCAGGGGCGGTATTCGGTGGGCTTGTCGGCTTTGCGATTTGTCGCGCAAATTAATTGTGCTGATTTACAGCGAGTTGCGATTTTCTACGCTGGTGGTTTGCTTTTTTCTTTGTTTGGGTATTGCGTATTCAAAATATGCTCGTAAATTTGTCAAACAAAACAACGATAAAAACACACAGCCATGACAACACAACTTGCAATCGTAAACAGAGGTCAAAAATTCGGAATGCTTTTCGGAGTAATCACCAAAAACGAAGAAATCCACGCAATCATATTTAAGGCTATTAAAGAAAATAGAGCAAAAAAAATTGTGGATACTGACACAACTTTAGCATACAAAATTTCCTAACCTTAACGGGGGCCCTAACCGCCCCCACTTTTTCCTTCAACTTTTACACCTTTATACACATGCACACACCAGAACTCTCAACAGCAACGACCTTCAAGAATTGGAAGGGCACAGAATTTTTCCACTACAATCACTTAACCGGCACAATGGTTATGGTTGTAAATGACGGATGCATCAAAGGGCTTTATACCCGATGCGATAGCCAAGCCGCTAACCTCGCACGCCAGTACCATCGCTGCATGGAGTACGGCGTTGCACCTGAGAAACGCCTTTGGGATCCTTGCAAGATGGATGAATTTCACAACAACTTTGCACTCGTTACCGAGTATCTTCACGAACAATCAACTCAAGCACTTTTAACCTCAATTTAATCTTTAAACCATGAAAGCACCAGTAAACTCTGGCAATGGCTCAAGCCGCCAAATCGCTCCCGAAGGAGCACACGTAGCAAGATGCTACCAAATCATTGACAAGGGAACCACATTCGATGAGAAGTGGGGAAACAAGAAACGCAAAGTGCAATTCTTATTTGAACTGCCACTTGAAACAGCAGTCTTCAGCGAGGACAAAGGAGAACAGCCATTCTATGTGAAGACTGTATTCAACCTTAGCAT